TAAGTTTGCCAAGGGCGCTATTTCCATGAGAGAACTCCCACTTCCTTTGATGTGGCAAATTAAGACTGCTCAGGGTCATGACGGTTCTGTAGTTGTTGGTCGTATCGACAAGATGGAACGTACCGAAGAAGGCATTGGAAATGCTTACGGCGTATTTGATTCAGGCGAGTACGGCAAGGAAGCAGAACGTCTAGTTCGTGGTGGATTCATTAAGGGAATCTCTGCAGATCTTGACCGCTTTGAGGCCGATGAAGATAACGAAGAAACAGCCGCTGATGAAGATAAGAAAATCGGCGGAGGAAAGATCAAAATTACTAAGGGTCGCATCATGGGCGTCACTTTAGTTCCTAAGCCTGCTTTCCAAGAGTGTAAAATATTACTAGTAGACGAAATCGTCGATGTCCAGGAGGACCCTATGTTGCCAGATGGCGAATATGTAGAACAACCAGCAGAGGCTGATGCTGCCGCTTTAGTGGCGTGCGCTTCCGTTGTTGCTTCTATCCCTGTAACCCCACCTGCTTCATGGTTTGAAAACCCTAAGTTAAGCGGACCTACCCCACTCACTGTGACCGATGATGGTCGCGTATTTGGACACATTGCCGCTTGGCATGTGGACCACATTGGTATGTCGATGGGAACAAAGCCACCTCGCTCCAAGAGCAAGTACGCTTACTTCCACACAGGTCTTATTCGTACCGAAGAAGGTTCTGATATTCCAGTAGGTCAGTTGACTCTTGCTGGCGGACACGCATCCCTAGAAGCATCTGCTCGCGCTGCTGCAAAGCACTACGACGATACCGCTTCAGCGTTTGCTGATGTTCACGCTGGCGAAGATAACTACGGCATCTGGGTATCTGGCGCACTACGCCCATCTATCACCCCAGAGCAGGTTCGTTCGATTCGCGCCTCTGCTCCATCAGGTGACTGGCGTCCAATCCAAGGCGCACTTGAACTTGTTGCTGTATGCCAAGTAAATGTTCCAGGATTCCCAATCGCTCGTGCTCGCGTAGCCTCAGGTGCTGTTATGGCTCTTGTTGCTGCAGGTGCTCAGGTTCTTGCTCGTATGAAGACTGATCCAGTGGCAGAACTAGCCGCTCGTCTAGATCGCTTAGAGAACCCAGAACGCGAATCACTTCTATCAACTTACGAAGAAGTTAAGTACCGCTTTTCATCTCTTAAAGGAGACATAATTGTCTCCGAGGAACCAATCACCGCTGATGGCGAAATGATGGTAGTTGAAGATGTAGTAGAACCTATGTCAATCAACATCCTAGAGAAACTACTTTCAGATGTTGTAAGCATGTACTTCCGTGCTCATGGGTACCACTGGAATGTTAAGGGTCAGGACTTCTCCCAATACCACGAACTATTTGGTGAGATCTACGCTGACATCTATGGATCAATCGACCCTCTTGCAGAAAACATCCTAAAGTTGGGCTACGACGCACCATTCAATCTTGGTGACTTTATGAAGATGCGTTCCATGGAAGATTCAACTGTAGACCTACACACACCTCAGGCTCTAGCCCATGACTTGTATATGGTAAACGAAATGCTTGTTGAAGAATACAAGCGGGCTTTTGACGCTCTCGAGGCTGCTGACGAGCAAGGTGTTGCTGATTTCCTAGCCAGCCGCATTGATGCTCACCAGACTTGGTCTTGGCAGTTACGTTCATCCCTTGTACCTGAGGGCATGGAAAAGGCTGAAGAACAGTCAGATGAAGAATTTTTTGTAACAGTTTTTTCAGTCCTGGATGATATGGGATTGATTGCTGCTGGTGGCCCATCTGAGGCAGTTCGCAAGGAACTTGCTAAGTCAGGCGAAGCACTACCAGATGGCTCCTTCCCAATCCGCAACGTAGCCGAACTTAAGAAGGCAATTCAGGCTTATGGCCGCGCCAACGATGAGGATCGCGCAAAGGTTCGCCGTCACATCATGAAGCGTGCTCGCGCCCTTCGTAAGCATGAACTAATTCCTGAGAAGTGGCTGGCTCTGTCTGCAAATGGCATGGAACTATCCATTGCAGTTGCTGATCTTCGTAGTCGCGCTAAGTCAACGGCTATGACAGCGGCTGGTGAACCAGAACCTGAAGAGATTGCTGTAGAAGAAGAAGGTGGTGTGGACCCAAAAGCACTGACTCCTAAGGAGTCTGACGGGTCAACACCATACAAGTTCACTGCAAAAACACAGCCTAGAGACGCTCAAGGCAAGTTTCGTTTAGTTTTAGCGCGCCTTAAGCAAGATTTAGGCGTTGCATCTCTGGATAGTGTCGCTAAAAAAGTAGAAGAAGCAGAGAATCTAGATAATACTGGAGACTACGCAGCCTCTGCTAAGGCTGCTAACGATGTTATTGGCATTGTTGACCGCCTAGAAACTGGCGCTTTAGACGCAAAAGCAGTTGAAAACGTACGGGCTGGCACAAAAGCCCTAGGCCAAGCGATTGCAAACCTACCACTTCCTTTCCAAGATCAGTCCCAAAAAATCCGCTTTAGCGACGTCCCACCTGCTTTGGCTAAATTGATTGAAGACATGATCGAAAAGGTAGAAAATAAAATTGGCGTAGAAGACTCCGACGAGGCGACACAGAAACTTAAAGGTTTTATGTCAGGATCGGATGTATTCAGCCAAGGTGAAATCTCATCTGAGATGAATAAACTTCTTAGACTACTAACTTAAAAAATAGTAAGTTTAAGAATACTGTAATATCAATATTGGGTGGAGTGCCTCCCACGTTCTTTATGATGCGTGGAGTCCCTCAGCCTCGACTATATAAGCCGAGAGATCGTAGACATAGATGATCTCTCCCGACTGCCTCGGAGGAGGACAGTAGTGGACCGCATTAAGAACATGATTGATCAACTCTCAGAGTTGTCAGACGATCAGATCGTCGAACTTCAGAGCGAAATCATTAGTGAATTCGAATCGGTCGAAACTGAAGAACCAACTCCACAAACAGTTGAAGCGATGACCTCACTAGCCGACATGCTTGATTCAGTTAAGTCTGAAGTAAAGCGTCGTGAAGTACTGGCAGTAGAACTTGAAACTCAAGCCGCTGATGCCACTGCTCGCGTACATGGCGAAGAATCGGTTGAAGAAGTTTCTGTTGACGAATCAGCAGAAGCAGAAGCAGCCGTTGAGAGCGAAGCCGCGACCGAACAACCAAAGGAAACCAACATGGACGAAGAAACAATGCCAGTTGCTCCTGAGGAGCCAACAGTCGCTCCTGTAGAGGAGACGACCGCACCTGCAGAAACAGCACCTGCTGAATCTGCAGTTGAAGTAGAGGTCGAGGCCGAAACTCCTGAAGAGGAAAAGAAGAAGGAAGACGAAAAGGAAGAAGAACCAGTAATGGCTTCTGCCGAAGAGTCCGAAATCGACGCATCAACCTCTGTGGACGAAGTTCTTGAACTTTCGACAGAAGAACCAGAAGTTACTGAAGAAGCCCCTGCTGCTGAAGAAGCACCAGTTGTAGAAGCAGAACTTGCCGTAGAAGAAACAGTTGAACTTTCAGTAGAAGATTCAACCGAAACCCCAGATGTGCTAGAAGCACAGGAAGAGATTGTGGAGGCAACAACAGTGACCGCCGACGCTTTTGACGCTCAGGATGTAACTCCTGAGGTCCCAGCAGACCGCCGTCCTGCCATGGTTGCAGCCGCTACAGTAGCAATTACTGCTGGCGCTGACATCCCAGGCATGACCGCAGGATCCCCATTAGAAAACATGAATGATGTCGCAGACGCATTCGCTAAGCGTCTACACGGCCTACGCCGCGTAAACGGTGGCGACGGCGAACAGCACATCGTTGCTTCATTCAGCACTCAGTACCCAGAATCAATGCAACTTGGTACCGATGCAGAAGCAAACATGGCTAAGATCAACGAACTGGTTAACCCAGCAGCAATTGTTGCTTCTGGTGGCTACCAGGCACCATTTAGCACCCGTTACGAAGTTTTCGGAGTTGGTTCGAACGCCCGCCCAGTGCGCGACGCTCTTCCATCATTCCAGGCTGATCGTGGCGGAATCCGCTTCATCCAACCACCAGTTCTTTCCTCATACGGCTCAGCCGTAGGCGTATGGACAACTGCACTTGATACAGCATATGCATCAGGTACCTCAGTTTCCAGCGCAACAAAGGATAACTTGGTTGTTGCTGCAGCAACAGAAACAACAGCCGCTGCTGATGCTGTAACTCTACAGTTACAGTTCGGTAACCTTGCAACTCGCGCATACCCTGAATTGATCGCTCGTCACAACGAACTTGGTCTAATCCAGCATGCACGTGAAGCAGAATTGAACATCTTGTCAGGTATCTCAAACGGTTCAACCGCTGCGACATCTACATCAGTTCTTGGTCTTGCTGCTGACTTCTTACTACAGATTGGCCGCGCTGCTGCAATGTACCGTGCACGTCACCGTATGGATGACAATGCAGTACTTCGCGTTATCGCTCCAGTTTGGGTAAAGGCTGCAATTCAGGCTGACTACGCTCTACAGATGCCAGGCGACGGCGCTACATCCATCTCGGATGGAGACATCGAAGCCCTTCTACGTGCTCGTAACGTTAATGTTACATGGCACATGGATGATGCAAACGCATACGCTGCACAGGGTGCAACAGCACTTGTCGAATTCTACGACACATTCGTATGGTACATCTTCGCTGAAGGAACATTCTTGTTCCTAGATGGTGGAACCCTAGACATCGGTATCATTCGTGATTCAACACTTGTTGGCACAAACGATTACAAGATGTTCGTAGAAACATTCGAAGGCGTTGCCAAGGTAGGCGTTGAGTCAATCAAGGTAACATCAACAATCGCAATCAACGGCGCACGCGCTGCTCTTCGCGACACACTTGGTGCTACAACAGCAACAACAATCGAATTCTAATTTTTAATTAGAAATTCTTAAGAAACGCAACGCGACGCTCAGGATATAAGGAGTAACTAAGATTATGGCTAAGGATCTGTCAATTACGGCACCTCATCCCTTAACTCCCTACCCATTTGGGATCCTGAGCGTCGCTAGCGTCTCTGAATACACAGAGGCACAAGACCACTGGGCTCGTTACGCAGGTCACGAGTTTAACTCCGACGATTTCGCTCTCCGTCTTCTAACAATTAATGATGACGATGTAACTAACGGCGAAATATACAATGGGCTATCCAAGCCTCGCTTTGCATCTTACGTACCATTCGGTATTGAAGTTGAAGATTTTGCTTCCACATTCAGTCTTCCAGCACAGGATCGCTTTGATCGCGTAACTAAGATTATGGAAGCAGCAACCCAGAAAGCCGTAGAAAGAGAACTATGGCTTGGACCTACTGCTCAGCAGTTTATTGGGTACACAGCAAGAACAGTTAGTGGAGCAGTTATAGCCAGTAACGTTGCAACAGTTACAACCTCGACGGCTCATGGATTCCAGGCTGGTCAGATTGTAACCCTTTATAACTTAACTTCAGCAAGCGGATACGCTAACTACGTAATCGCATCTGCCCCAAGTACAACAACTTTCACAATTGCCTACACAGGAACTGATGGTGCTGTCACATTAGGTGCAAGTCCTATCGCTACTCTAAGCAATAACTACCTTGTAAAAGAAAAAGCATCTACAGATGTAACAGTTACTGCTGGCGGAGACGTACCACGCGTATCCTTGGCTCGTCTTGAAGGCGCTCTTTCTAACAGCCCTGCAGGACTTCGCGGTGTTATTCATATGTCTCGTCGTATGGCAAGTATCTGCTATGACTTCCTAGAGCGCGTAGATTTTAGTGCTCGTCTTGACAATGATGACGTAAATACTAAAGATCAAATTCTTGTTACTAGATTAGGTACTCCAGTAATTGTAGGAACTGGCTACACTGGTATTGGTCCTATTGGACATGCAAACCGCGCAGTATCAAACACTACTGAATGGATGTTTGCTACAGGATACGTAGATGTTCATCTAGGTGCTACTAAGGTAGTAAATGAAGATTTGGCGAGAGGTATAACCGTATCGTCCAATACAAATGACTTGCGCACAAAGGCCGTACGCGCAGCGGCTGTCCATTTCGAACCAGACTGCCACTATGCAGCCCGTGTCGATTTTTCTGCATCAGTATAAACAACTAACAACCTAGGAGAGGGCCAAACATGGCAACTCAAGATTACGCGGCTAGCGTTCAAGGTGCGGCTATTCGTGTCACCCGTCTAAATGCGGCTGGCGCTTTGCTAAGCGGCCCTTTGGATAGTTACACAACTTCCGCATTTATCCGTACTTCATTCACCCCTGAATACGAAGATGGCGAAGAAATCACAGAAAAGGCTGCCGATGGCACCGTATGTGTGTCTTACAAGGCTCCAGACCGCCTAAAGCGCGTCACAATGGAACTTGCTATCTGTGAACCAGATCCAGAACTAACAGCCCTACTGGCTGGCGGTGTGCTTTTAACACGTAACATGTCAACAGCAACAGCGCTATCCGTAACTTCAGCAACAATCAGCAGTGGAAACTGTGTAATGTCCATGTCTTCAACAACAGGAATTACAGTTGGCTCCAACATCACCGTTGCAGGTCTAACACCAGGAACTTCAGGATCCCTTAATGGAATCCAAAGAGTTACTGCAGTAGTTGCTAACACAAGCGTTACATTCGTAACTACAGCACTTGGAACAGTAACAGCATCAACTGCAACTGCAACTCTTCGCGATGACACATCCGTTGGTTACGGTGCTCCTGCAATTGGTGATGATCCTTCAGGTAACGGCGTTGCAATTGAAGTTTGGTCACACGCTGTGGCTAACGGCAAGCGCGCTGCTGTAAACCCATACTTCCACTGGATCTTCCCATACGCTCGTCTACGTCAATCAGGCGATCGCGTTATCGAAAACGGTTTGCTTGCTAACACCTTCGAAGGTTACGGCATCGGCAACACTGCTTTCGGTTCAGGTCCTGATGGCATGTGGGATTTCGCAGAAGTTACTGACCGTCCGTACGCATACGCTCGCGATGCCTGGTCACCTTCCTTGTCACACCTCAAGGGCTTCTACACTTGGACTGCTCCAGCAGGTGGCGCAACTATTCCTACCTATGTTGCTACTGATAATCTTCCTGTTGCTGAAGTTGATGTCGCATTCAACATTCCTGGTGGCGAAAATTACGACAGCACAGCAGTAACAGATATCGCTGTAAGCGACGTCTAAACACAGGCTGGCAGTCTAAAAATATAAAACTGGAGGCGGGCGTGGTTATCGGTAATCGGTTCCCGCGCCCGCCATTTTATTAGTCTAGGGATTAGTTATGTCGAACCTTTGGGTAGTACCTTCAGAACTTGGTACAACCTACGCTGCTTCTGAATATGCAGATGATGCATGTCAGATGGCTTCTAACATTCTTTGGGCTATGTCTGGTCGTAAATACAACGGCGTGACAACAGTTACAGAGCGTTACATCACGTCTATTAACGCTTTCCGTTACCAGGGTGCTTCGGCTAAAAACTTCTTTCCACACATGATTCATGGTTCCGTTTACAACGTTCCGTCCGAGGACTGGAATGATTCAGGTTACGAATCAGACGGAACCTCCTCTCTATCCCGTATCCGCCTTCGCGGAAAGAACGTACTTGAGGTACACCTAGTTCGTTCTATGTACAACGGTCAGATAGTTGAGCAGGACGCTTACTACGTATCAAACCACAGCACACTTATTGCTTACAAGGGAACTCCGTGGCCTCCAGGAAACATCGAGGTTACATACACATTTGGAATGCGCCCGCCTACTGCTGGTCGTATGGCTGCTCGACGTTTCGCAATTGAACTTATTAAATTATGGAGTGGCGATGACTGCGCACTTCCAGATCGAGTAACTTCTGTATCTCGTCAAGGTGTCTCTTACACAATTCTTGATAACCAAGACTTCCTTGAGAACATGCGTATCGGTATTTACGACATTGACTTGTTCCTTAAGACAGCAAATCCTTCAAAGGCTCTTGCTCCTTCAAAAATCTTTAGCCCAGACATCTCCCGCGCACGTCGCGCCGCTCCTGCTCGTCCGCTAGTGCTTACTGCTGATGCAACGTACGACGTAAGTCTGCAAAGATCAAATAACTTTAATGCAACTAAGGTTTACACAATAAGTGGTGGTTTGTCAGGTCTTTCTGCTTACAATAATGCTAACTACACTCTTCGTCTTGAAGCATCTAGTTGGAACAGTTCTTTAGTAAAGTCTTACCCTACAAGTGGTGCTTCGTTCCGTACTACTGCTGGAGTTCTTTATTTAGATCTATCCTTTGAGTATGCAACAACATTCCAAGTTTTAGGTCCAAACGATCCAGGTTCTTGGACACTATATGCAGTAGACAATACTGGAGCAACAATTGAACTTATGCAAGGTAACTTGCAAATCAAGAAGGTTACTACCGATCAAATTGATGCTTCAGCACTTTCCGATGCTGGACCAGTAAAGTTCACTGTAACTAAGGGTGATTCGTTCCATCGTCAAATTACATGGAGTGATGACAGTGGTCCTATAAACTTGACTGGCTACACTGCTCGTATGCAGATTCGCGCTTCCTACACAAGCGCTAGTGCTCTTATCTCACTTACCCAAGCAAGTGGTTTGACTCTTGGCGGTGCCGCTGGAACCATTGATATTAATATTACTTCTAACCAAACAACTGCTCTTGCTGCAGGTACATACGTTTATGACCTAGAAATGACCTACGGCGCTACAGTTAAAACGATCCTTGAGGGTACGTTTGTTGTTACTCCGCAGGTCACCGCATGAGCATAGAAATAAATGGCGAAGTATTTACAGTAAGTGTTTCTGGTACAAGCGAAAGTATCCAGATAACTGAAACGCCTACTCAGGTTTATGTTCAATCAGAAGGCGGTCCACAGGGACCAATCGGCCCAACTGGTCCGCAAGGTGTTGACGGATTTCTTGGTGGCACAGGGCCAACAGGTTACACAGGTCCAGTTGTCACAGGACCGACTGGTGCTCAGTCAACTGTCACAGGCCCAACAGGTTATACAGGCGCACAGGGTATCCAAGGCGCCACAGGAGCAACTGGAGTTACAGGTTCTACAGGCGCTCAATCAACGGTTACAGGACCAACAGGATACACAGGTCCACAGGGAATCCAAGGCATCCAAGGCGTAACTGGCGCAACAGGCGCACAAGGAATTCAAGGTGTAACAGGTGCCACAGGTGCTCAAGGTATTCAAGGTATACAAGGTGTAACTGGAGCCACAGGTTCACAAGGAATTCAAGGTGTGACTGGCGCAACTGGCGCTCAAGGTATGCAGGGAATTCAGGGAGAAACAGGCCCACAAGGAATTCAAGGTGTGACTGGCGCAACTGGCGCTCAAGGTATGCAGGGAATTCAGGGACCAACTGGCGCGCAGGGCATTCAAGGCATCCAGGGCTCAACTGGCGCTCAAGGCGTTCAAGGTATCCAGGGAACCCAGGGCATCCAAGGTGTCACTGGTTCCACGGGAGCAACAGGTGTTACAGGTTCTACAGGTGCTCAATCAACAGTAACTGGACCTACAGGTGCCCAAGGTATTCAAGGCATCCAAGGAGTTACAGGAGCAACTGGTTCTCAAGGTATCCAGGGAGTTACAGGTGCTACTGGCGCACAGGGTATGCAAGGAGTTACAGGCGCAACAGGTCCACAAGGTATTCAAGGCCCAACTGGCGCACAGGGCATACAAGGAATCCAAGGCGAGACAGGCCCACAAGGAGTTCAAGGTGTAACTGGTTCCACAGGCTCCACAGGCGCTCCATCTACAGTCACGGGACCCACAGGTTCTAAAGGCGATACTGGCGCTTTTGGTGGCGCTATATTTACTTATAATTATCTGACCTCAACTGCAGATACTGACCCTGGTGCAACAAATCTTAAACTTAATAACGCACCTTCTTCAGCAACTTTTCTTTACATTGATCCAATTGATATCTCGTCAACTGATATCTCAAACTACCTTGAAACCATTGACGACTCTACCTCTGCTATTAAGGGTCACTTTAAAGTAGAAAAAGTTGGTGACCCAACAAGTTTTGCTTACTATGCAATCACTGGTGCTCACACCCTTGTAACTTCTTACTACAAAATACCTATTTCCTATTTAACTGGTGCTTCTTCAACTTGGTCTGATGGTCAAGATGTGACAGTTACATTCGTACGTACTGGTGATAAAGGTGATACAGGAGCAACTGGAGCCACAGGCGTAACTGGCGCGCAAGGCATTCAGGGAGTTACAGGACCAACGGGATACACAGGTCCTCAAGGTATTCAAGGAATTCAAGGCGTAACTGGTTCCACTGGTTCACAAGGTATTCAAGGCCCGACAGGCGCACAAGGCATCCAAGGAATCCAAGGTGAGACTGGTCCGCAGGGTGTAACAGGATCAACAGGTGCCACAGGACTTCAAGGTATCCAAGGCGTAACAGGCGCTACTGGAATTCAGGGTCAAACAGGCCCACAAGGAATTCAGGGTGCTACAGGCTCCACAGGTGCTCAGGGTATTCAAGGTGAGACAGGGAATATTGGACCTACTGGTTCCCAGGGTGTTCAAGGTATCCAAGGTGTTCAAGGAAACATCGGTGCAACTGGAATTCAGGGAATTCAGGGAGTTACGGGTTCAACTGGAGCGACAGGTTTAACTGGCGCTGACTCAACTGTTACGGGACCAACTGGTGCTCAAGGCATCCAAGGCGCCACGGGTTCTACAGGAGCGCCATCTACAGTTACAGGACCGCAAGGAATTCAAGGCCCAACTGGAGCAACAGGCGCTCAAGGCATCCAAGGAATCCAAGGTGAGACAGGCCCACAAGGCATCCAAGGCGTAACTGGACCAACGGGTGCTCAGGGGATCCAAGGCATCCAAGGAGAAACAGGCCCACAGGGTATACAAGGACCAACAGGCGCTCAAGGAATCCAAGGCGTACAAGGTGTTACTGGATCAACAGGTGCAACTGGTGCTTCTATCACAGGGCCTACTGGGCTTCAAGGCGCTACGGGAGCAACAGGCTCTACAGGAAACTTAGTCTATGCAAAGAACGCAACCGAAGGAACTGTAGCGGCATTTACTCCCGTATACATCAACTCTCAAACTGTAGGTCTTGCTGAGATTACTTTTGACGTTGCAGACGCTTCAAACGTTGGAAAAGTTCCAGCCAATGGTATTACTACTGCAAGCGTTGCTTTAGCAGCCTCTACAAATATTCTCACACATGGTGTTGTTACAGGTGTGACTCTTACGTCTTACTCGGACGGAGATCTTTTATACGTAGCATCAGGCGGCGGATTTACAAAGACTCGTCCTACAGGGTCGAACAGAATTCAACCATTTGGCAGAGTCTTATCTGTAGACAATGGTTCTATTTATGTTTATGGAAATGGATTTACCTCGTCTATTGAAACACTTCCAAACCTAACTAATGACAAGATTTGGTATGGAACATCTGGTCGTCCAGTAGAGACTTCACTGTCTTCAGATATAGTTCCAGAAGGTTCCACAAACAAATACTTTTCTGAGGAACTTGCGCAGGACGCGGCAGCATCACTATTTACCACTGGTGTTCACTCAGGAATTGCAGTTGAGTACAACGACTCGACTGGAAAAATAAACTTAACTAACGTAGGTGTTACCTACATATCAGGAACAAATAACGAAATCTTTGTGACTGGCCCTACAGGTTCAGTAACAATCGGAATCCCTGACTCCCCTGTGTTCGTGACCCCAAATATTGGCGTGGCTACTGCTACATCTGTAAACGGTACAACAATTCCAAGTAGCAAAACTCTTGTTGTCACTACAGACATTGGTTCAACCGTTCAAGGGTATGACGCTGATTTATCCGCTATTGCTGGTCTTACTGGGCCTACAGGTTCTCTATACAAAACTGCTGCTGACACATGGGCGTTAGACACTAATACGTATCTAACTACTACTAGCGCTGCATCAACATATCTAACTACCTCAAACGCCGCGTCTTCATACCAACCTCTCGACGCAGGGCTCACCGTAATCGCAGGAGTTACAGGTCCTACAGGTCTTTTGAAGTGGACTGGTAGTGATACCTGGGTGATTGACCCAACAAACTATGTAAAGTCTGTGACTGGAACTGCCAATGAAGTTTCAGTATCCACCACCTCTGGCGCAGTAACCGTAGGTCTTCCAGATGATGTGACAATTAGCAACAACCTGACTGTAAACGGAAACCTTGACGTTCAAGGAACCACTACTTCTACTTTCGCTACCACTGTGGCTACGAGAGACAATCTACTTTACTTAAATGCTGCTGAAGATGCTCCTATTACAAATGCAGTTGGTAACGGAACTTATGTAGTCTATTCGGCTAGCCACAGTAACTACACAGTTGGAATGGACATACGCGTAACTGGTATGAATCCATCATCCTTTAACATTTCTTCTGCTGATGGTTTAACAATTTATGCAGCAGACGAGTTTACTTTTACTGTTGCAAAAACCACAACAGATACGTTTATTAGTGGTGGAACGGCTCACGCAAAAACCGAAGTAAATCCAGACTTAGGTTTTGCTGGCGGATACTTTAGTGGCTCATACGCTCATGCTGGTCTTTTCCGCGATGCATCAGATGGAAAGTTCAAGTTCTTCCAGGGATACACTCCAGAGCCTGATGAAGCAATAAACATTGATACCTCTCATGCTTCCTTCGCTCTTGCCCCTATGCAAGCAAGTTCATACTATGGCGCTTGGGCTGGAGACGTTATTGGTACGTCCTACATCCACGCTGATATTGCTCGTCTAGCAAGCCCTACCTTCACTGGAACCGTAACAATCCCAACCCTAAACCTAACTAACGCCCTAGGTTATGCATACGGCGGAACAGGTCTTACAACTTTAGGTACAGCAGGCCAGGTTCTAACCGTGAACGCTGGTGCCACAGCAATTGAGTGGGCAAATCCATCAGGTGGTGCATCTGCTCCAACAACTACCTCAATCACTGGAAACACTGCAGCCACCATTGCTTCATACTCGACCACTGCTGCTAGAAGTGCAGAGTTCTTGATCCAGATCACCCAGGGATCTAACTATTACACCTCAAAGGTAGTAGCGATGCACAACGGAACAACTGCATACATCACAGAGTTTGCAATCTTGGAACCTACTGCTGGAACCATTCCAGTTACCATTTCTGGTACAATTTCAAGTGGCAACTTACTGCTACAGGCAACTATTACAAATGCTGCCAGCACTAATGCCACAGTAAAAGTCCTAAAGACAACTATCGAGGTATAGCATGGCTAATAAGAACCTAAAGGTTTCTTCTGGCCTGTCTTCAAAAACTCTGGGAGGCTTGCTTCCCGAAGTTGGAACCATTCTTGCTTATGCAGGATCCACTGCTCCTGCTGGCTGGTTGCTCTGCAACGGTGCAACTTTCACTGCTACAACTTACCCAGAACTCTATACTCTTCTTGGTAACTCAAACACTCTCCCAGATCTACAAAAAAAGTATCTAAGAGGCGCGGCAACTGCAAACACTGCTGGAGCCAACGTTGCTGGTGGTCATACGCATACTTCAAATTATCTGGCATCCAATTCTTCTAACAACAACAGCACCGCACAAAATCATGCTCATAATATTAACTACAATGGCGTTGGAGCCAGTACTGCTTACCATGATCACTACATCCTTGGTACTGGTCAAGCAGGTCCATACATGACTAACGCTGGAAACTATGTCCCTGGTACACAAGGAAACATGGTTGGAACTCACTATCACTACGGATACTGGGCAAACTACGCTGGAAATATGGGACAAACTGGTGTCTACCACGGGCATAATATTGATTCTGTAAGTGCAAATGCTTCTGACCCTGCTCACTCTCATGTTTTTAGCATAAGCAGTGGTGCTGCAGCGCTCATTACTACAGCAGAATTACCGCCAACTATGTACTTAAACTACATAATTAAGGCAGGGTAGCATGGCTGATTTTCAAGTTGAAAGCGGAATTACTTCTGCTTCTTCCGTTATCCCTTACTTTACGGTTGGGTCTATTATCTCCACGATCAAGACATCTGCCCCTACAGGGTGGCTCCTATGTAATGGCACTGAATATAGTAAAACTGGTACTTACGCAACTCTTTTTGCAAAAATTGGAACTCGCTATGGGGAAACAAACGGATCAGGTGGCGTAGGTACATCTCATTTTAGGGTTCCCAACTTAGTTAGTAACTATCTATTCCCTATGTCTTCTGGGGCAGCAGCAACTGGTGGCGCTACAAATCATTCGCATACTGTAAATGCAAATGCCACTTCAGATAGCGTAACAGTTAACCACTACCATGCTGTTGCTCAGGCTGGTTTTGGTGGAGGAGCCTCTTACCACTCGCATGGAAACTCTGGTACTGGCTACGTTGGAGCAAACGGTACTAACCCAGCAAATGCAAACAAAACTGGAACAGGTGGTGCTGGCTATGGATCAGGCGGTGCTCATGTTCATGATGGCTACAGTTTTGCTAATACTAATGCCGACGGTACCAATGCTAGTTATCACAACGTAGATGGTTTAGGAATTAACGGAAGCACTGGCACAGCGCACACTCACACTTCGGCGTCAGCCGTCTCAGGGACTTCCACTGCTGGATCCTACGTAGTTCCATCTTTTACTGTTAACTTTATGATTAAGGTGTGATGACGTGGGCGAAAATTTAAAGATTAAAGATCAAATTGACGTAGCACGTAGTACAGACTTATTACTCCCAGTTGGTGTTATTATTCCTGTTGGTGGTTCTACTTATTCGGCTGACTCCCCTGCAACTACGGGATTATGCCCCTGCGATGGTCGCGCTCTTAATACTTATACCTACCGCGCTCTTCATGCAGTTATTAGCAATACATATGGTGGAACTGCCTACTCTGCTGGTACGACAGACCAGCCTGCTGCTTCTACAACATTCAATGTTCCAAACTTATATACAACTCCTAGATTTACTGCAATGAAAGATGCAAACGTAAATCTTTCATCTACAGCAGGTGGTAACACTCATACGCATACTGTTGGAACAAATGCAACTGGAACAACAACCAATGATGGATTTGATCACAGCCACTCGAGTTCTGCTAGCGCTGGCTATGGTGCAGATCATGGTCACTCAGTCGCAGCAGCGTATGTAAACACTAACTCTGCTGCCGCCCACACGGGGGCTGGCTCAAAAAGAGATGGGCCTAACGCTTTGGCATCAATAAATCACACCCACGCGCAGTATTGGAACGGTGCCAATACTGCAGGCGGCGGTGGGCATAGTGATACTTTTTACTTTAATCATGGGTCATCCACTGGAACTGGACACTCTCACAACTATACGACTGCTGGCACGACTGTTGCTGACACGACGCTTCCACCATATGTAACAGCACTAATGTATATTAAGATATAACAAACAAAGTAAATTGGAGTAATAATGGCTTATAGATCAGTTGTTGCTGAAGATAGAATTTTATTTTTTCTTTCAGACACGAACATAATTGAACTAAACAGTTATGATAAAGTAAAAATGCTTGTAGAAGCGTCTTCTGGCAACTTAGAGAGTCTTATTGCAGATATCAATGAAAACTTGATAGCATCTGCTCAAGAAGAACTAATCAAAATGACAGATGGAACTGGTAGTCTTCTACAGAAGACCTCAGCGTACGCTAAATTACTTCAGGTAGTTGGTCAATACCACTATTTAGAAGAGAAGAACAGGCAGGAAAAACTTGAGCAAGAAAGATTGGCTAGCGGGGTTACGGAGTAACTCTGACCAAAAACTTATTGAGTTTATTCCTTTAAGTAAGGAAAACGGTAAAGTTTTTGATCCTCCTGTACCTTCATCAAAAGTAATTCCTGAGTGGTACAAACGCCAAAAGTCTCAAGTTTACGAAAACAATCTTGCTATTGACCCTGTAACAGGTAACTCTGCTCGCACTATAAAAGCCTGCATGCCTGTATTTGACATGCTCTCTGCTGGCTACTCCATACTTCTTCCTGCAGATATCTACGTTAGACCAGAAGGCGGAGACGATAACTCCCCATCTTTTTCGTGGAGTATCGACAATATTAAGTCAATAGATGTTCACGATCCTGTGCAGTTTAGCGAGTTTAATGTTCCTAACGACTACTACCCAACTGGTATTAAGTTAAATAATCCTTGGATTATTAAGACTCCTCCTGGCTACTCATGCTTATTTATGACACCACCCCTTCGTGAGGACCTGCCTTACTACTCAATTCCAGGAATCGTTGACACCGATAAACACATAAATCCAATCAACTTCCCCGTATTTTTTAAGCGCGGTTGGAGCGGGATTCTAGAGATGAACACTCCAATAATTCAAGTTATTCCTTTTAAGCGCGAGGAATGGTCCCACGCAGTATTGGAAGAAAACTATCTTGACTCCGAGGCATCTTGGCAAAATGCTAAGCGTAAACTTACAAACAGATATAAGACTTTCTACAGGACACCTAAGGTATGGCGATGAAGAAAAAACTTAAGAAAGATAAGCCATTAGTCATTGAGTTTTGGGTTCATAACAACGGTACTGAAGAGTTAATTGAGCATCCAGTTCCTGGCTACACTCAAATCCCTAAGTGGTACAAAGAAGTACCAAAGTTTGTTCGCGGGGACAAGGTACAAATTTCAGAAAACGGATCTGTAAATGTTGGAGTTAAGGCTTGTTCTCCATTCTTAGATGCAATTACTGCTGGCTACATTATTAAACTTCACTGCGACATTCTTGTAGAAAAAATTGACGGCCACACTCGTCTTACTTGGTCTAGCGATGTTCCGCCTATATCGCCTCGGCCTAAGGAAGTTGGGGAACAGATGCCTAACGTTCCTGGATTCTCTCCATTTCTACAAGCCTGGGAAATGAAGAGTGGTTTCAAGGTTCCAGATGGTTACAGTGTTCTTGTAACTCAGCCGTTAAACAGGTTAGATTTACCAACATTTGTCACTAGTGGAGTTATGGAAGCAGATCAGTAT